TTCACTATAAGATGACATACCGTGTTGGTTTGCTTGAAATTTTAATATACTAGTATCTCCATCAAATAAAGCTGATACCCCATCACTTGTAGCGTCTTCAGTAATGTTGAATTGGGTAACTGTTAGATCTCCATTATCATATAATCCTTTTAAATTAATTTTCCTTGCCATTATATTAAACTATAAAATTTACTTTTTTTACCTTCTTGTGCTATATTTTCAGTAGCTGTTGATTCACTTCCTGTGAGGATATAATCTACTACATCAATAACTACATTATATTCGGTTTCTGATGTGGAATTCGATAAAGAAGATGTAGTATGAATCATATATGAAGCCAAATGCTCTGTTTTTTCTTCATAATCAATATTTTTTCCAGGAAATTTCGCTCTTTCTAAATAGTGGGATTCAATTACTAAACCGGTTTTAAGGTTAGCCTTTGCTGGAGTAAAGTCTTTAATCATTTTAAATAAAGTATGATCAAAGAATTGAATTGTTCTTATATAATCTTGAAAATTATATTTCTTATTTACTTTTTGGAAGTAAATGTCTTTAATGGTTTTTAAGTCGGGATAACTCCCACTTGTGTAGAAGGTAGGATCACCAATATAATCATCTAATCTAAAACCACCTAAAGTATAAATTATGTCCTCATTAATTTCAAAAGATGGGGAGAAAAATACTCCTACATCTGAATAATCTAATGGCTGTCTATCTTGGGGTGAAGTTTCAACTGAAATAAAAGGGTCTAAGAAATTATCATCAAATGTTCCATTATCAATTCTTATTTTATCTGAAACCATTCCTGAACCTACTGTGTCAGGTGTTGTTAGGTGGTGAGTTTCTTCTAAAGAAACGTATTTACCCGGGCTGATCTTGAAGAAATTATAATTAGCTAAACTATAATTAACTAAATTAGGATTAGGGGCTTTATTTATATTGTCTGAAAGATCTAAATTTACTCCCAAAGAATCTCCAGGTGTATCTAAGTCAGAACCAAAAGGTATTCTTACTAATAAATTTTCATAACTAGAACTTATTGAATTACCATTATAATTAAAAGGTGATAATGATTGTGTTACTATAGTATCTTCTGTAAGAAGTTCATCATAAAATCTAAATTCTTGGAATGAGCCTGTAACAGTGTGACTAAGGGTACCGTTCGCCCCCCAAGTGGAGTTTGGATGTTCTGGGGCGACAAATAGTTGACTTGATGTATAATCTAAATCTGCAAAATATTCAGGTGCGTTTAAACTACAAGAAGCTATATAAGTATTTTTATTAAAAGTAGTGTTTGTAGCATATGCTTTTATGTTATTGCTTGATCCACTATCTAAAGTTAAAGAAATATTCCAAACATCTCCATTAAAAAATGGCACTAATTCACTTGCAACTACTTTATTTTGGGTTATATCATTCTCTAAACTACTACCTGTCACTAGTATTAGATGGGCATAAGATCCACTATCTAATTTAGAGGGGTCAATACTTTGGGATATTAATAGTCCTAAATCAGGAATGGGTGATGCTACTTGGGTTCTTATAGTAAATAGAGGTTGATATTGAGTGCTTATACTATTACTGGCTGCCTTAGGGGAATCAGGTAAATATCTTATTTGTAAAGAAGTAGGAGCTGTAGGATCAGGTTTAAGGCGAATATTTGTGCTTCGAGAGGAAAATCCTATTATTCTTACTAAAGAGGAATTAGATGAATTATCTTTATTTCCTATGCTATTTACCATTCTACTTTCCTTTTGATAAGAGAAAGTTCTAAATCCTGTTTTATCTTGTAAAGGCCCCCCATATTCTTTTACGTGAAGTACAGACTCAGGAATACCATATGTAGCAATTAATGCTTTTAACCCACGCTCAGTTCCTTTGGTTTCTAAAAGGTATGGTGCATTGTGGTATAAACGCTTCCAAATTTCTTTTGATATATCACCCTTAGGAATTGATCCCTCATTGGAGGCAGATACCATAGTTGAACCATCAGTTGATTCATATTGAAAACTTCCCTGGCCATCATCTCCTAAAAAGTACTCATATATAGATGAATTTTCAAACTGGGAATATGCTCTAATACCTCTTTCAGTTAAAGCATTAAATACTAGTTCTTTTGAAATTCCATCATTTAAACCACTATCCGCTTGATGTTTATCTGTTATGCTATCAATATGAGCCCAAATGCCATCAAAATGTTGTGCTATCATTTCAGTAAATAGTACATATGCTTCATTTTGAGTATTATGTCTTATGTCAGGGGGAATAGTTTTTCCTAAGTAATATGGATTATAATCATCATATTTACTTGCACTTAACATTTGACCACCATAATAGACATTATTATAATCATCAAAGGATGCTCCAAACCAATCTTTAGCTGCAGTTGAATTTACCTTAGCATTAATATGGGGTTTTGCGGTTGTAATTTTAGGCCATGCATAATTTCCCTTTTCATAATAAAGATATCTTTCATAATAATCAAATCCTTGGATTACTTTGTCAGTTTTATCATTAAATATTAATATATTTTGGATTTGTGGTGATGAAGAGGTTACTGAACCTGATATATTATTTAATATGGCTAAAGAACTTGAGTAAGATTCTAATAACCCTAATTTATATTTGAAGTTTTTAAGTCTTTCAGTTGCTGAACTGTAGTGGATGAAGTTTTCAAAATGGTAACCTGATGGGGTGTTTGGGTTATCAAATTCTAAATCAACTGGGATACTACCACTTAAATAATTTGCTATATTGTTAAAACTTGAGGTTATAGCTCCCTTATTTAAAATATCATCATATGTTCTAAATTCAGAAGGGACTGTGTAATTATCAGTATAATCTATATTGAAATTAGGGCCACTAAGATTAATTCCTTCATTTTCTAAAATAGAAGGACCTAAATCCATTTCTACCTCTAGTGGGTTTATGATTTCCTCATATATTCTAAAAGGTTCATTTAATCCTATTGATGGGGGTAGTGGGTTATATAATTTTATTAATCCAGAGTTGCCATCAGATTGGGCGTTAATTATTAAACCTGTGGTTCCTCTTCTAAAACTTATATTTATATCTTTTATAAAAGGAGTATTATTGATTATAGTATTTAAATCATCAATTCTATTATTAGCATCATCGGTATCTAAAATAGGTAGAATATATCTAATTTCAGTTTTTGAGGGGGATATTTCACTTATAGAAAAATTTCTTTCAAAACCCGGGGTTATTAACTTTCTTTGAAATGAAAATACCAGTTTATATTTACCATTATTAAAACCATAGTCATTTAAAACTTGCTTATAATCAATATCAATAGAATCAACTAAATTATCATTAGGATTTAAGTATGTAGTATAATCTTTAAAATCTTCGTCATTAAATAGTACATTTCCATTTAAATCGTAGATAATTAATTCAATAGAGTCATTAGAATTCCCAAACCTTCTTGATAGTGTTTTTGAAGGAATTTGATCTAAATCAGATTGACTAATTGTTTCTATGGTAGTTAAGTTTGTTATCATTATGCACTATTTGCTGCTTGAAGTTTGTCCATCTGGTAGTTTTTGTGGTAATCTAATAATTGTTTTAGTGCCTTAGTACGATTGCCACTAGATTTTGCCTCAATATCTTCAACCCACTGGTTATATGTCCTTATATTACTTCCATTTCTTCGATCATCATGTGCTTGATTTAAATCTTTTAGCATCTGATTACTATTAGTAGATTCTAATTCTACACCATTAGGTAATTTTGAATAGGAATCTCTATTTAAATATTTTTTGTGATTATTTAAACCAACACCCAATCCTAAACCATTATATTCATCCGACTCATCCCAATATATATTTGGATTACTAGAATTACCTACTATTTCCAATCTTCTAGCGTTATCTTCAGTAGTCTCTATTAATTCATCAATTCCATCAGAGTTTGTAGCTTCTCCAGTTTCAGGATCAAAGCCTGCTTGTGCATTTGCTAATTGTAGTTCTAATACTACTATTTGGTTATTTAGGTTTTCTATTACTAGATCTTTAGGATCATTAAAATCCCTATAATAATCTGTGCTTGCCTTGATAAGTTCATTATGAGAAAATTCTCCATTTTTAGGAATATCATAAAATAATTTTCTATATTGGTTGAAAAAATCAGGTATATCTATTTCTCCACCTTTATTATTTAATTCATTAAAGGAAACATCAATACGTTTTCTAAAAGAAGGTTGACTATAGATAGTTTTTTGAAATTTTATTTCACCTATAATAGGGGAGGGAATTGGTTCAACGGGTTCTACATAAGGTTGTTGACCTGCAAGATATGCCTCCATATCAGGGGTTAATTTGAATCCTTCGTTATTATATGAAGTAGTTCCATCTACATATGAAACTTCTCCTAATAAATCCGGATCAAAGGATACTCCCTCATTTGTATTAGTTGGGGGTAGTTCTGCTCTATTCTGTTGCGCTGGTGATTGTGAATATCCGTTTGCCATTATGTTTTAACTACTTTAAAGTAATAATTATCATCATAAACTTGAATACCATCATTATTTTCATGTTTAAATAAAAATTTATAATATCTTTCTTCTTGAAGGCCTTGCATATATAATTTAAAATGCATTCCTTCTGTATCAGCACTTAATTTAGATTCTTCGCCAAAAGGAATTAATACTTCTTCAGTAGCATAATCTACTAATGAGTAATAGGATTTACTTGTAAAGTACTTTACATCTAAGAAATTTGAAGAAGTAACAAATTTTCTTGTAGGATATAATTCTCTAACATTTAATCTAAACTTATATTCTTCTACAGTTCTAAATTTTTCTTTATTATTTCTTAATGTAACATATGTTTGACCTGTTTTGATTATATTATTATCTGTTGCTGAACCTGTGTCATATACTGAATCATCCCAAGATATATCTAAATATGGTGGGAATATTGTGTGAGTATCTACAGAAAAATAATTTAATTCTCCTTCATCTATTGATGTGAATTCTTGTGAATCTGATCTTTTAATTATAAATCCATTATTTTCTATTCCATCAGGATAAGTATTAGAGTATAAACTATGACTTATGTGTTTTAAAACAGGAGTCGTTAAATCAAATGAAAGATCTAAATTATCCCCATAACCATAAGTTTTAGTTGTAAAAAACCCACTTGAAGTATACCATGTTCCCCCACCAGGAGAAGCCGCTATCCAACTAGATGTAACCCCTGTAACTGAACTTTCAGTGGCCCATTCAGTTCCTAAGGGGTCATTTGAAATAGCATCTGGGCTTCCATCTCTATATAACCATGAGCATCCATCAGATATAGTAGGGGTATTAGCATATCTACCAGTTCCATTATTCCAACTACCTGATAGAGAAAAGATTTCTAAGTTTTGGTCTATACTTAATTCACTATGTTCTGTTTGATATAGATTTAAACTAGCTGAAAAAGGTCCACTAACTTTATCATTAATAACATCATTTATTTCAGATTGTTTGAACTGAATTAAGATCCTACTAGGATAATAGTTTAAATCAGTAGATGAAGGTTCATCTTTTAATGTTAAAATTTCGTCAATACCTGTATTAAGAATCTTCCTAGTAGGATGAGAATAAATAGCAGTATCTTTTTCTGGAAATATAAAATAATGTGCCATAGTGTTATGTTGTTACTCTACCAATTATATCATTGTTAGGGTATTTTAATTCAAAAATACTGGGATCTAATGAGGGGTATATAATATTGTTTCTAGTTGCCGTATCAAAATTATATTTAAATTTTGAATATCCTGAAACTTCACCAAATAAGTTAGTAAATACTAAATTATCTACTGATTGGATCCCCCTTATACCGTATAATAAACTTACTATATCACCTTTATTAATAGGTTCATTTATTTGCCAATTATTTATATCGAAAAATGATCGTAAATTATTTATTGCTGATAGGAGGACTCTATCATTTGAATTTCCATTTTTAACTTTAATGTCAAATTCTAATTTAAAATTAATTACTGAGGCGTCCTTAATATTAATAGCATCAGTTAACATTCTATATTGTTCTAAATAAGTTGCTAAATTTATTTTTGAAGCATATGGTAATGCTGTTAAGTTTCTATTAAAATCATACCCTAAGGTATATAAATTTAAGGCATTAGGGTTAGATATTCTTTTATTAGTATCAAGAGATATTTGAGTATCTTGTGCTATGTAGGCTTTAGCTACAGAGCCAAATTGTGGGGGCATTGCTAATACTCTAAAAATATAATCTTCTTTAGTTACTGTTCTTTTTTGGGCTGAGAAATTAGCTATAGCATTTAATTTTATATCTTGAGCTGAATCTCCAGGACCACCACCAATGGCAGGTTCTGGGTTATTACAAGCTATTGAATCAACAGCAGTATTAAGTAATCCAGAATTTAAATTTCCTTTGGTAGGGACCGTGTTTACATTTCCTACTCTATTAATAGTGTTAGCATTTGTATTTGAATTTATACCTCCCCCAACTAAATATGTTACGGTTAAAGTTGTATTAGATGGGATTTCCCCATAGGCTTTAGTGAATAAGAAATTAGAGGGATCATAAGATTTATCTAATAAAGATCTACCATCCTTAATTCCTAATCCTATATTATCAGGATTTGGTATAATAGTTGTATCATCACCACTAGTAGCTCCAGCCCCAAATTGAATTTCTAATTTTTGGTTAGATTTAAATCTTGTAACAAATCTCTTAGAAACCTTCTTGGTTCTTAAAAGATATGGGGTTTGACCATTATATTGATTTAAAGTAGGATCATTAGATTCTGTGTTAGGTACTTCTTCAAATATTGTTTCTTGTGCTAAATAGGGAACTTCTGTGTATTCATTTCCATCAGAATCTATTATCGATTGAATTCCAATTATTTTAGAATCATTTACAGTTAAAGTTTTAAATTTTTCAGCTGCCCCAATTGCAAAAGTAGTTGTTTTTAATTCGGCACTAATTGCCTTAGCTTTTTTCTTTAAAAGAAAATACTCGGGTTGGGTACTATCCTGTATGGTCGAATAAATAGTTTGTTCCGTAGGGTCAAATGAAGAACTAAAAGCAAAATTTACATCATTTTGAATAACATATGAGGTTCCACTATTATTATTTGGTAAGAATGAAGAATTTTTTCTAATTCGTAAAGCATAATCATAGTCAGGTTCCCCATTATCATCAGCGGGAATTTGTTGAAATATTTCTAATTCAACAGAGGAAGGAGTAGTAATAGTAGGTATATATCCTAAAGTATATGCTAAAGCATATAAATTTTCTCTTTCTTGAGCATATTGTAAAAATGTTTCTTGGACCTGTGCATCTGTGTAGAAAGATAGTACATCTCCAATATATGATGCCATTTCAATAAACATAGTACCTGGGCTTCCTTCAGAAAAATCATTAACAGTATCCGGGTAGTAGGTTTCTGCTAAGTTAATGAGGGCATCTTTAAAGTCAGAAAAATCCTTATTAAGGTAATTTATTGTTTTATTATCGGATGTAGCGCTTGAATATGCCATTATTTATCATTAAAATTTTCATTAGTAAAACTTAAAGTTACTGAGTCTTTTTCATCATTATTAATTAATGAATAATTAACGGTAACAAATAATTTATGTCCTGCAATTCCTCCGTCTTTTAAAGATATGTTTTTAATTTCTATTTCAGGTATATATTGTTGAACTTGGGGGGTTATTATAGATTTAAGGTCAGCTGATTTTTCTGATAGTTCTGTTTGTTGTTCAAACAACCTATTTTTTAATCCTACCCCAAATAGAGGTTGGTTTAATCTTTCTCCCGGGGATGTTAATAATACATTTGTTAATTTAGATTTAGCGTGGTCTCTAGTAGTATAATCTGAAATGAATATTCCTTTTTTGCTAAAAGGTAAATGAATTCCTACTGCTGTCTTCTCACTAACATCAATTGGAGCTATTTTTATAGCTTTTATATTATTAAGTTTTATAGCCATTAGGGTCTAAAATTTTTCTTTTTATCAATTGCTTTTATTAATTGACTATAATCTTTATTTATAAATTGATTTACAGGATCGTGAGGATTATGTTGGGGCTGTTGTATATCATGAGATGCTTGTGCTGTTTCATTTAATAGGCCATTTAGTGTACTATCTTGTGAAAATGCTTGTGGGGTGAATTGCTCTCTGAGTTTTTGTCTAAATTCTTCTGGAGCTGGTTCATTCCTTACTTCATTTATAGTTTGATTATTAGTTGTTAAATTTTCTTTTAATAACGCAATTTCGCGTCTTAAAGCGTAATCTATTTCTTCACGTACAACTTTTCTGATTACTTTTTCAAATGCACTTAATTTCATACTAATGTGGTGTTTTTAATAAATATCAAATCTTTTTGTTTTATTGGTTAAATTTTTTAAATACTAATGATGTTATTAATGGTGTTTGTGTTTCTTCTAGGGGATCATCTGAAGAATCAGCTAATGTGGTAGTTGTGGGTTTTCCCCCACTTAAAGCATCACTTATTAATGTAGAAAGATTACCCTCATCCTTTATATAATCTGATAGATTTGTATTTCCTGTGGTTTCATTATCTTCATCATTTAATTCTGGTATAATTAGTGATAAGAGGAATTCTTCATAAATGAATTCAATTTGGCTTAATAGGCCCTCTAATTTTTGAATATTTTCTTCTAATCCTAAAATTCCTTTATTCAGGGGGGGTGATATTTTTCCAATTTGATCATTAAAAAATGTTGTGATAGTAGGAATAAATTTTAAAACATCTTCAAACTTTTTAGTTTCATCTTTTAATTCTTTTTTTTGGACACCTAATTTATTTATTAATAGCCCATTAGCAACTGTGCTACTTGAAAGTGATAGAGCCTGATCAATAGTCCCTCCAGGGGCTGTTAGGGTGTTTTTTATTGTAGAAACAAGAGGGGAAATTAGTGAAAGGGGTTCCCTCTCAATATCAATAATTAATAATAACTTTTTTATTGTATCTATCTTTTCTTTAATTTTTACTAATTCATTTTTAGCACTTTTTGCTTTAGAAATAGCTTTTTCTACAAGAGATAAAAATTTATTAAAAACTTTTTCTGCTTTTAGTAAATCATCTTGACTATTAATTGGGAGAGATTCTAATTGATTTTTAAAATCCTTAGGTGAAGGGGGAAATTGTAATGTTATACCTTCTTCTTGAGCCTTTTTTTCAGCAGCGGCCATTGCTTCTTCTTTTGCTCTTTTTTTAGCAGCTTCTTTAATCTTATCTTGGTTGTCAGATAAATAAGTAGAGCATGTATTTACAATTGTATTAACTATATTATTTATCATCTTATAAATACTTTATCACTTTTAATTTCATCTAATCTAGATTCTATTTTTTGTAAATCTTGAATTATTGTTTGAGCTAATCCTTTATTTATAACTGGATTAGGACCTTGAAGGCCTGATGTTTGGGGGTAACTTACCGTAAAAAACATTTTAAAAGATCCAATTAAATCTGATAGTAACTGCTTTAATGTGTCACTTTTAACCGCTGGTATATTTGGGTCTTCTCCATCTATTGTAGGACCTATATATATTTTAGGAGTATTTATAAATGTATCCTTACGAGTATT